TCAATGGATTGTTCTGTCTTTGCCATAAAAAAACCACCCCTGTTTGGGTGGCATGTTCCGCTCAACTGCGGACATTAGCAACTAGAGTGTATCAACTGCTAACAATCTTGTCAAGTTCTGTACTTCTTCCTACGAGACTTAACTATGTTTAAGGTCTCAAGTTGGGCTACACCGTCTTTAAGTACTATATTGACTGTCATCTGTCCGTACGGTAGTTCCTTGATTTCCCAACTGAGGATTGAGTGTAAGAGTAAGTTCCGTAACAATAATGTTCTTAAGTCTGAAGTATTTTTTGAAGTCAGCATACTCTACTACATTGTAGTCCACAATCCTGCCATTGTCTAGTCTTAAGATAAAAGTAAGTAGTCCATTCTTCTGTTTTTCAATGTCCTTTTCTATGTCTAAGTGAGGCTCAACATTGCAATCTAAAATCTCTACTGCATCGTAATTCATATTTGGTTTATCCAGTTACTGTCATCGGGTAGGTCAAAGTCATCATTATCTTTCCTTAATCCATCAAAGCCATAACGTAAAGCATCTAATAAATGATTGAAGATTCCTATTGGCTCATTGATAATCTTACCGTCTTTGTCTGTCTCCCATAAGTAGTTACGATATTCTTTCAAGAGATTGGTAGAGTGCTTGGTTACTGAAATGCGTTGGTCTTGAACAAACTGAATGCCTTGTACGATAGAGTCTTGTCCTTTCTTAGCTGGTAAGACGTTTAAGCCATATACTTTAAGCTCATCTATACTCTTGGGTTCTGCACTATCCGCTATAACTAAACAACTAGGATTATCTAAGTTAGAGATCACATCTGCTATTTGTTTATTAGACATTCCCTTTTGATACAGCTGTTCATCTAGGATATATCCTCCATTGTAGTAGTATATATCTACTAGAGCACTAGGATCATTAGAATAACCAAAGTCTAAACCTCTACGCTCTAAGTGTGCCTCGTGTGGTATGTCATCAATAAGTTGCCAGTCTTTGTATATCTTGCCCTCACTATCACCTAACTCACCCAATCCATATACTTTCCACCAGTTCTTATTATGCTGTCTACTCTCAATCGCTTGCACTATCTCAGGACTTAGGCCTTCGTTATCTTTATAGGTTAAAGTAATGAAATCTGCGTCTTGATGTCCTAGAACTTCTGTATATGCCCAGAACTCCTGCACTGGATTAAAGTCAATCCATATTATCTTCTTCGTTCTAACTTCTAACTGTGTATAGACTTCATAAGTTAAGTTATTGGCTTCGTTTATAAATAAGATGTCTCGTCTTGGCCCTCTGACCTTACCTGGTTGATCTGCACTAAAGAACTCTATTCTTGAACCATTAGGAAAGGTATAGATACAATCAGTCTTATTCCAGCTATTGGGTTGGAAGTATTTATGCTCCTCCATTATTGTTAGGAAGTCTCTCATTGCTCCTCGCTTAAGGTGGGGAAAGGTTTCCGATACCACTGACATCAATTCATTGGGTTGTTGTTGTGCTCTCTGTATCATCCACAAGAGGATTGAGATAGTCTTAGAAGCCGATGTACCACCTGCTACAATGCGTATTCTCTTCCTAAGGGCAAATATCTTATCTGTGGCAGTTGTTTTAATCATTTAATTGTTTCTTTACTTCTTCGTCAATGGCTCTAGCGGATTTAGAGTCAACAGGTAACCATATCTCGTAATTATCCTTTTGGGGTTTAACCTCGTATTTCTTTAGAACCTTCAAGACTCTCTTTATTTGACCTGATGTTATTGTTAATGTATGTTTCATTCTGCTTCTAACTTACCTAGTATCGGTTGTACATTGACTTGAATGTTAGTCGTACCGTCACCATCCTTTAATCCGTGTATTGCTTTTAAAAGAAATATAGCCATTGAAGCGTTAACTTCCTTACCACCATACATCCCGTCATTCATTAACTGAGTTCGTTGCTTGCTTGCTATCTTTTTTAAGTAGACCGAAAAATCAGGATATTCCTTTGCCCATTCATATATCGTTGAGTCAGTTACGTTGAGATATATAGCTAATCCATCAACACTAGGTAGTTCTGTTGTGTTAACTGAGTTTAGATACTCATTGATTTGAGGAAAGATTACTTCGGGGATATATTTTGTTGGTCTGCCTAGTTTATTATCGGGCATATCTATATCTTATCACTCTCTTGTTATAATTGCTAATTACGCATACATTCCTATCCTCTCGTTCATAGGTAACTGCTGGCTTAGAAACGCATCAGTACTGATCTCCTCATTTAACAAAGCAAGAATTAAGTTTGCTGCGATGTTGCTTGAACAGATGTCTTAGTTAAATAGTTCATAATTAATTTAATCCAAAGAATCCTTTATGTTCTCTCCTCATCCAGGGAGTCATACACTCTTTGTGTACCTTTATTTTATTATTCTTCTTTGCGCTTTCACTTGTCAAGGGTTTGAGACAAAATAAACAGTTACGCATACATTCCTATCCTATTCTCTACCTGATAAGGAGCAACACACTCCCTATGGAATCTCTCAGTCTTATGTATTCGTAAAAGATCTAAAGGTTTACCACATTGCTCACAATCTTTGTCTACTTTTCTAAGCCTCCGCTTTAACATAATATCTTTCTTATGGGCTTGGTAGTACCATGCTTGGTAATACTTCTCGTTTATTGCCTCTCGTTTAGGCTTAGGTGTATATTTATAATACTTTCTAGCTAATAATTGTTTTATTGTTAATTCCTTCATACTCTTATCTCAAACACACAGAAACTAATTACCTGTATATTTTTGTAATTGGTCTTCGTTAATAATTTGATTTCTATTAAAAGTAAAACCATATATATAATAAGTTTCAGAAGTTGGACAACAATCACAATATCCTTTTCCATGCCAATCAATTAAAGCAATTTCATGTTTGCCTTGTCCGTTAACGCTTACTAAGTCTCCAATTTTAAATTTAGCTTTTCTCATTTTGTTTATTTAGATAGTCAACAAAAAACTTATAGAAATATCTAATTTTTTCATACCAATATAAATCTCTATCTGCAATTCCATCTGGTTCAATCCAAGTCATTTTCCACTTATCGTTAATTCTTGCAATCCATATTTTCTTCATAATACTCTCCCTCACTAAAACTCTCAAAGCTGGGAACTAGGACATAACTACCAAGAGTCCTAATCACATTTTAGTAGCTACCTAATTTCAAGGTTGTCTACCTATTTCTAGCGTGAGATAGTTATAAATCTCGGACTAGACATTTACCCAGCTTTCATAGTTCTAATCTTATTCTGTTTTAAATCTGTTGATGTAATTTTCATACTTCTTTTATTACAGCCTCTACTTCATCTAAACAGTTTGTTCTTTCTATGCAAGTAGGGCATTTATTTCCTATTCCTCCGTGAACACTTCCGTCAAAAGGTTTTTTCATTCCCTCAATTCTCTTAATTAGTTTTTGTTTATATTCTGCTACACTTTCTGTAACATTGGCACTACCACTCTTCTTTTCAGGCTCAAACTTGCATAATTCGCAACAAGATTCAAAAGCATCATGGCAAGGACAACCTTGTGATTTACATTCCTTATTAAGACTAGGCTGGAAATGAATAGGATTTAATTCAGAATAATCACAAATCCTACAAGCTTTTAAAAAATCTTTTGAATTTATATATTTATGTTTTTGCATTATTTCCTCCCTTAGATAACTTAGCCAGCACAACTCGTTGTTCTTTGCGTAAGGCGTTTCTAGTATCACATTCACATTCGGTGCTATATTCTCCTCCATAATAATTACCGCAAGTATCGCACCATGTTTCTTCGTCATCATCTTTGTTTTCAACTTTAATATCATCTTTCCCAATTATCCCCTCTACTTCCTTTAACGCTTCTGCTCTAATAGATTCACAGAGGGCAAATAAGTCATCAATTTGCTTACAAGTTTTACATCTATCAGCACTTAGTCGTTCACTTACTTCATGCTTTAGTATTTTACCTATTTCTTTTCTTAATTCTTCTTTCTTCTTATTATCGGTTAACATATTACTTACTAGGTGCTACTTTTTAATTCTTTTAATTTTCTTAATTGTCTTTTCCGTCTTAACTTTTGCAAAAATTCTATCTACTAATGCTTTAAGCATAATATAGTTCTGCATTATTTCATGAGTGCTTTCGTTATCAAATTCCATTATTACTTTTGCCATAATTTAACACCTCCCTTCATTTCTTTTTTAGTAATTCATTCCTATAATCGTTAAAACCTGCACAAAGCAATTCTCCCTTTTTATCTCCTGCTAATGGAAGTCTTTCTGGCAAAATACAGGCATCTAAGGTATCATTATGCCCATCTCTATATCCCTGCGTATATTCGTCTGAATTTTTAAGCTCTTTCCACTTTTTCATATTTGTATAGGGTTATTCCCTTGTGTGTTAGGTTTCATCATGTTTAGGACAAATAATATCCATTCTCATTCCATTAGCTGTA